TGGGATTTTGTAGATGACAGTCTTACTGCAGCTGGTGAGCAAGGTCCAACATCAGGTAAAGGTGATGGAGTTGACACTCCTGCAGATAAAGCAATGAGAGCAAACGTTCAGTTGCGTGATAAGTCAGGCAAATTTGCAAAAATGGGTGGCCGTGTAATTATTGGCGGTAACTCAAAGTACCAAGGAAATATTCGTTCTATGGATGCAGGTACACAAACCGTTAAGGTAGAACTTAATAACGGAAATATGATAGATATTCCTGCATCAATGACAGAGCCAGCAGAATCATATGTTCCTATTCCTAATGCAGTTGCAGAAGGAGAGTTAGATACTTCTGGAATTCTTGGAGAGCCTCGTACTCCTATGGATTCACCAATTCGTATGCCAGGAACTCTTCCTCCACTAAACGCACAAAACTTAAATTTAATGCTTACTAACTATCCTCAATGGGTAGCAGACCAAAGACTTTCTCCAGATGTATCTCCAGTATCTTCTAATCAACCTGGAGGAACTGGAACCTCATCAACACCAGCTAAGGCACCAGCTAGATCTGAAAATCCTTTAGCAAAATACTACCCTCAGCTTAAGAGTGGCGCTGAAATGAAAGCAGTTAATGCTTACAATGTTGCCAATCTTAAAGACTGGCTAGCATCAGATAAAACTGGAAGACGAACAGCTCCTCCATTTATGGATCCAGCTAAAAATAAAAAGTATGTTGAAGAAAAAGGAATTGATAGTCCTTGGCTAGATAAGCAAGGAAAAGCAATGAAAGCTGCTGCAGATGATACAGCTTTAACTCCAGAAACTTCTGACGTTGCAATTATTCACATGGCTATTGTTTCTCCAGATGATCCTCAAGCAGTTATGGATTTAGTTGCACTACATCCAGCAACTAAGAAAACAATTCAACCTACAACTTTTGTCCGTAAAAAAGGTAAGTGGGAACATGATCCTCAAGTATTGATGGACTTAAAGAGTGCAACACCTCCTCCAGTTATAGTTTTAGATGATGCAACTCTTCTTGATGTTATTGAGCAAGTAGATAACAAAGCAATCACTGCTGCTGGTGGATTAGATAGAAACCGCGGACAAGCAGAGAAGCTTCGTCGTTACTGGACCTATGGCAAGGGTGCAGCCAAGATCCGTTGGAAGACTCCCGGAGATTGGACTCGCTGCTATCGTCAATTAGCTAAGTACATGGGACCTCGTGCTAAGGGATATTGCGCCCTTCGCCACAAGGAGATGAATGGCTACTGGCCAGGCGATAAGAAGAATCAAGAGATGAGCGATTTTAGTGTCAATACCTTGCATAATTATGATGAGCTTTTGAGCACTTTTATTATGCGTGCTAAAGCAGCAGATGCTCGAGCAAGAGTGATGACTGCTGGTGGAAGTATGGAATCTGAGGATGGTTCAGAATTCTTTATTCCTTTAGTGATTCCAGAAGATGTTGAATCTGGAGACGGAAGAGTTATTAATAAGGGTGCTCTATCTATGAGAGAGCTCCCACTACCTCTTCTATGGCAAATTCAAACAGGAGAAGGCCATAACGGGTCAGTTGTAGTAGGCAGAATCGTTGAAATGGAAAGAGTCGATGGCGGAATAGGTAACGCTAAAGGTTATTTTGATAAGGGTTCCTATGGACAAGAAGCTGAACGACTAGTTCGTGGTGGCTTTATTCGTGGTGTTTCGGCAGATCTCGATCAATTCGAGGGTGACGAAGAAGTGCCAGAGGTCAAAGAAGGATCTGACACTAAGGTAGAAAGCGGTAAAATAAAGATCAAGAAAGCACGAGTCATGGCTGTGACTTTGGTGCCGAAGCCAGCTTTCCAAGAATGCTCAATTCAACTCGTCGATGAGCTCGGCGGAGAAGAGGAAGACGTGAATATCCCTGACGGCGTATATGTCGAAGGAGTAAACCCTCTCGATGCTTCGGCGCTTGTTGCTTGCGGAATGATCGCAGGTGCAATTCCAGTTAATCCACCAACAGAGTGGTTTGACAATCCAAAATTAAGTAAAGCAACTCCACTAACTGTTGACGACGATGGTCGTGTATATGGTCACATTGCTGCTTGGCATGTAGACCATATTGGTATGAGCATGGGAACAAAACCTCCACGCAGTCGTAGCGGTTACGCATATTTCCACACAGGTGTAGTTCGCACAGATGGTGGTACTGATGTACCAGTAGGGCAGTTAACTCTTGCGGGGGGACACGCATCGCTAGAAGCATCAGCATCTGAGGCAGTTCGTCACTATGACGATACAGCATCAGCGATTGCAGATGTTCATGCTGGTGAAGATGCCTATGGAATTTGGGTCGCTGGCTCAGTCCGTCCAGGCTCTACTCCAGAACAAATTCGTGCACTTCGTGCATCAGCACCATCTGGTGACTGGCGTCCAATTAAGAATTCCTTAGAGCTTGTGGCAGTTTGCCAAGTAAATGTTCCAGGATTCCCAATTGCTCGTGCTCGTGTTGCTTCAGGATCTGTTATGGCTCTTGTTGCAGCTGGAGCTCAAGTACTTGCACAGCTTAAGACCGATCCTCTTTCAGAAATGAAGAGTCGTATTGAAGCTCTAGAGCAGCCACAGAAAGAAGCACTAGTTGCTTCAGCTAATGATGCTCGTGCTCGTATTCAAGCTTTTCAAAATGAGCAGTTAGAGACAAAGAAATCTCTTATTGCTTCAAAGGTATCTAAAGTTAAAGAAGATGCACAGTTAGACTACGACTACATGCTTCAGATGTTTGATGATGATCCAGAAAATGAAATGGCTGTCATCTCTCGCAAGTCTCGTATGCGTCTTGCTGAAGAAGGAAAAGCACTTCCAGATGGTTCATACCCAATCCGTAACACTCAAGACTTAAAGAATGCTATCCGTGCTTATGGCCGATCAAAGCCAGGAAGCCGTGGAAAGGTAAAGCGTCATATTATGAAGCGTGCCATTGGTCTTAATAAAGAAGAAATCATTCCAGAGAACTGGAAGGGTGCAGCATCTAATCTTGATGAACTAGTTGCTACTATGAAAACTAGATCAACTTTTGCTGCAGCTTCTCTAAATAACAATATTACTGCTGCAGGTGGAGCAGATCGAAATCGTGGAAATGCAGAGAAACTCCGCCGCTACTGGGTCTACGGAAAAGGCGCAGCTAAAATTCGTTGGGGAGCTCCTGGAGACTGGAAGCGTTGCGTGAAGCATCTATCCAAGTACATGGGTCCTCGATCAAAGGGATACTGCCAGCTTCGTCATAAGGAAGCACTCGGTATTTACACATCAACTCATGCAAAGCGTGATCGTGGAGGGAAAGACTAAATGGAACAATACATGCCAGAAGATGTTATCCCTACAGAAGTAACAGATACGGATATGGCTAAACCAATTCACGTTATTGCTACAGAGTCAGACGATATGTTTGATGATGCTTGGGAGCCAGAAGAAGAAATCATTATTATTCTTACAGAAATGGGAGAAATGAGTGAGCAAGAATTTTCTTCTGTTTTAGGTAATTCAGAAGCACTTTTTTCAACACAAGAATTTGCTGAAGAACCTGCACCAGAAGAAATTGCTGACCTTACAGATGAAGAAATTGAAGTTTTAAGGCAAGAAGCAAAGACTCGTAAATCACAGGAAAATGATGGTGTCTCCAGAGATGAAGATGGTCGTCCTAAGTACACCCCTGAAACACAACCTCGTGATGCCTCAGGAAAGTTCCGTCAGGTACTAGCCCGTATCAAGCAGGATCTTGGAACCTCTGGTTTAGACCGCGTTCTAGATAAGATTGAAGAGGCTGAAAACTTTGACAGTACTGGCGATTACGCTGGAGCAGCCAAAGCTGCAGGAGATTTACTCGGAATTATTGACCGATTGGACTCTGGAGCACTAAATGCTGAAGCTTTAGAGAACGTCCGAATCAGTGCTGGAGAGCTTGGAAAGGTTATCGCTAACCTACCTTTTGCCTTCGGTGAAGAGTCTCAAAAGATTCGCTTCTCAGACGTTCCACCAGCCCTTAGAGACCTCATGGAAGACATGATTACCCGTGTAGAAGACAAGATTGGTCAAGAAGATGCCGATATTGCCACAGAGGATTTGAAGAAGTTTATCTCAGGAAGCGAGCTCTACAACCAGTCAGAGATCTCATCCCAGATGGCTAAGCTACTTCGCTTACTTACCTAAGTAACTAATAATCGTACAAATAACCATATAAAAGATAATGTACTATATAAATCAGGTGGAGTGCCTCCACGCATCTAATGCGTTTGAGAGTCCCTCGGCCTCGACTGATAAGCGAGACGAGAAGCCTTAACGCCTTCTTGTCGTAACTGGCCCGGAAAAGGAACAGTAATGGACCAAATTAAAGAATCATTTGATTCCTTGTCTGAACTCTCTGACGACCAAGTCACTGAACTTCAAAACAAGATCATCAAAGAATTTGAGTCTGTAGAAAAAGAAGATCCTACTCCGCAATCAGTTGACGCAATGTCGTCATTAGCCGACATGCTTGACACCGTTCGTGGTGAATTCAAGCGACGCGAGGCCGCGGTTCAAGAGCTCGCACAGCGGGCAGCAGAAGCAGCCTCTCGTGTGTACGGCGAAGACAAAGAAAAGGACATGGAGTCCGATTCCTCAGAGGAAAAGAAAGAAGAAATGCCAGCAGAAGCAGAAGAGATGGCAATGCCATCTGAAGATGCTAAAGAAGACATGCCTTCTGAAGAAGTTCCTGCAGCCGAAGCTCCTGTGGCAGAAGAAATGCCAGCAGAAGAAGAAGCACCAACTCCAGTGATGGATGAGGAAAAGAAAAAGGAAGAGGAAAAAATGTCCGAAGCGTCAATCGATGCAGATAAGACCGTCGAACTTTCGACAGAATCAAACGAAGTTGTTACCGAAGCAGCTGCCGCTGTAGAGGCAACCGCTGTTGTAGCTGATGGTGCAGAAGATGCATCAGCAGAAGCAGCAGCACCTGTTGAAGCAGCAGAAGCTGTTGAAGCAGTTGTAACAGAAGCAGAAGTAGTAGTTGAAGATGCAGCAGTTGTTGCAGATTCAGAAGCTGCAGTTGCAGAAGTTACAGAAGATGCAGAAGCATCAATCCAAACACAAACAGAACCTACAGAGGTTCAAGAAAAGATGGAGGCACCTGTGACCGCCGCTGCTGATAATGCAGATAACCTCAATATCGAGGTCCCGGCTGACCGTCGCCCTGTTGCACAGGCATCTGTAGCTCCCGTGGCAATCACTGCGGGTGCTGACATTCCTGGCTACACAGCTGGCAGCCCAATGAACAACATGATCGATGTTGCTTCAGCGTTCGAAAAGCGTATCCACGCTCTACGTCGCGTAAATGGTGGAGATGGAGAGCAACACATCGTTGCATCTATCGCTACTCAATACCCAGAAGATCGTGTCCTTACTCAGGATGCAGAATCAAACTGGGCAAAGGTTCAGGCCGTAACTGGTCCTGAAGCTCTTGTTGCATCTGGTGGACATTCAACACCATTCGAAGTTAAGTACGACATCTTTGGTCTTGGTACCACTGCTCGTCCACTTCGTGATGCACTTCCAAAATTCCAGGCTGACCGTGGCGGTATCCGCTTCGTAACTCCACCAGTACTTAGCTCATACGCTAACGCTGTTGGAATCTGGACCGCAGCAAACGATTCAGCAGAAACACCAAGCCCAGCTTCAAAGCTTAGCTTGACTGTAACTGCTGCTGGTGAAAACACTGTTGCTACTGATGCTGTAACTCTACAGCTACAGTTCGGTAACTTGATGACTCGTGCATATCCTGAGTTGATCGCTCGTCACAACGAGCTTGGTCTTATTCAGCATGCTCGTGAAGCAGAAGGACAGATCTTGACTCGCCTAACAGCTTTGTCAACAGCTGTAACTTCAACTTCACTAATCGGTGTAGCTCGTGACTTCCTAGTTCAACTAGGTCGTGCAGCAGCTAACTACCGTGGTCGTCATCGCCTAGAGTCAGATGCTCCACTTCGCGTTATTGCTCCATTCTGGATCAAGGATGCAATGGCAGCAGATCTAGCTATCTCAATGCCAGGAGATTCAACTCTCAATGCATACGCAGAGATCGATGCTTACATCGCGGCTCGCAACATCAACATCACCTATCACATCGATGATTTCGATGGTGCACAGGGTTCTGGTGCGATGAACGAGTTCGCAGATACATTCACTTGGTACATCTTCGCAGAAGGAACGTTCTTGTTCCTAGACGGCGGAACTTTGGACCTAGGAGTTATCCGTGACTCTACCCTTGTTGGAACCAACGATTACAAGATGTTCGTTGAAACCTTCGAAGGTGTCGCAAAGGTTGGCGTTGAAGGCCTCAAGGTCGTATCAACCATCTCTGTTAACGGTGTAGCAGCAGCTCTCCGTGATACAACAGGTGGCGCAACCGCTGCGGCAATCGAATACTAAAATTCGGTAGCCTAAAGTAATTAAGTCAAAACCCGAGCAGACACTTAGAAAGAAACAGGAGAAAACTAGAAATGGCGTTTAGAGGAATCTATCCAGCACCAGATTTGGTCCATGCACCGTGTGGAATTCTAAGTGTCGCTCGGGTTATGACCCATACCACCGCAAATTACGATGAGCGCTGGGTTCGTGGCTTTAGTTACGAATTTGATTCACAACCAGAAGTAGAAGTATTTACAGTAAACGATGCAGCTGCTAGTGCAGTTGTAGGAACATCAACTCTTCCTCAGTTTAAAGAATACGATCCTTTCTTTATTCAAGTAACAGATACTCGTTCATATTTTGGTATTAATGGTGAAGATCGTTTTGCAATTGCTAGAAAGCAGTTAGAAGTAGCTACACAGAAAGCAATCGAGCTTGAACTTTGGGAAGGTAAAGCTGCAATTGCTGAAACAAATGGGAATGACTTTTTAAGGGAAACAGGAGTAGCAACCGTTGTAAATAGCGGTGCATTAGCTCCAGCAACAGCACTTATGCTGTTAGAACAAGCAGTTTCTTCATCACCAGCAGGTACAAACGGAGTCATTCACATGACCCGAGATGTTGCGTCGATCCTTGGATCACGCCTCATCTACTCTCCTGCAGATGGAGGAAAGACAGGTAAAGCAATGACACGCTTAGGTACAGAAGTAGTCATTGGTTCTGGTTACACAGGAGCTGGTCGTCTTAGTGACGCCAACACCTCAGCATCTGCTTCAAACAAGTGGATGTTTGCAACTGGTCCTGTAGATGTACATCTAAGCAAAATTGAAATTGTGAACGAAAATCTTGGTCAAGGTGCAACTGTAAGTACGAACACAAATGACTTAACAGTCAGAGCGGTTCGTTCAGCTGCGGTATACTTTGATCCAAGCATCTTCTACACAGTTCGTCTAGCACTACCCACAACCTAGTAAGAAAAAACAAAGGAGAACACTGGAATGGCCACTCAGGACTATGCGGCTAGCGTCCAAGGTGTGGCGATCCGAGTCACGAGACTGGACGCCGCTGGCAATCTGCTCAATGGAGCAGGAGACAGCTACACCACCTCGGCGTTCCTTCGCACATCTTTCACCCCTGAATATGAAGAGGGTGACGAAATTGTTGAGAAGTCAGCAGACGGTACTGTATGCGTGTCATACAAGGCCCCTGATACACTCAAGCGCATCACAATGGAACTCGCAATTTGCGAACCAGATACAGAACTTTCACAACTAATCTCTGGCGGTTTGTTGCTACGCAAGAACTTCGGTTCTTTTGCATCACCACAGAATAAGTCAGTCGGTTGGGCCGCACCTTCCGTTGGCGATGATCCTTCAGGCAACGGTGTTGCTCTTGAAGTATGGTCATTTGCTGTTGCAGATGGTCGCCGTGCTGCAACCAACCCATACTTCCACTGGGTTTTCCCATACGCAAAGCTTCGCCAAAGCGGAGACCGTGTAATTGAAAACGGAATGCTTGCAACTACATTCGAAGGCTACGGTCTTGGAAACGTAACATTCGGTTCAGGTCTAGATGGCCGCTGGGAGTATCCAGTAGCAACTGAGCGTTCATATTCATATGCACGCACAACATGGGCTCCATCAGGTCTAAAGGGCTTCTATCGCTGGTTTGGTAACTCTACAAAGACCGTTACAAACAAGGCTTTAACTTCAAACATTGCAACACTTACAACAGGTGCTGCACATGGCTTTGAAGTTGGTCAGAGCGTAACAGTGAGTTCAGTTGATTCAACATTCAACGGTACATACACAATTACCGCTGTACCTACAACAACAACTTTCCGCTATGCAAAGACTGCAACAGATGTTGCATCTACAGCAGTTAGCCCAGTTGGTTCAGTACTTCGTAACCGTGGATACCTTGCAGTATCAGATTTCACCTCACAAGGGTCAACATCTTCATACAACGTTCCAGGTAACGAGGATTACAACCAAGATCTACCAGTTGACTTCATCATTGCGTCAACCGAGGATCCAACCGCTTAATTCAAAAAGAAAGGCGGGCATTGAGCCGATGGTTTTTAAACTACGGTTTGTGCCCGCCTTCTTACTTAGAGACGAGGTGAGAGTGTGAGTAATCTTTGGGTAACACCAGAAGAGTTAGGTACATACGTCAACTCTGATTATGCATACGAAGCTTGTAAATCAGCCTCCTATCTTCTTTGGGGAATGTCTGGCCGCAAATTTAGCGGTGTAACAACAGTAACCGAGCGCTATGTATCTTCATACGATCCATATCTTCGCTCAGGTGGGTCAAGCCTAACTTACACACCAACTTTAGTAGATGGAAATGTTGTAAACATTGCATCAGGCGGTTTTAATCGCTATGCAGATGATGATTTTCAAGGTGATGGAACTTCTGCAAACTCCCGTGTTCGCCTTCGTGGTCGTAAGGTAGTTAAAGTACACACTCTTCGTGACCTTGATGGAAATATCATTGATCCAGATAAATATTATTTATCAGATCATTCAACAATTCTTGGAGTCCCAGGCTCAGGCTGGTCTCCTTCTCAAGTAGAAGTTACATACACATACGGAACTCCACCTCCTACAGCAGGTCGTGCTGCAGCCCGTGTCCTTGCTACAGAGCTTGTAAAGCTTTATGAGGATGACGATACCTGCGCTCTTCCACAGAGAGTTACATCTATTTCTCGTCAAGGTGTCTCATATACATTACTTGACAATCAAGATTTTATTGACGAACTTAAGACTGGCATCTATGCCATCGATCTTTTCCTTAAAACAGCTAACCCAGACAAGGCTCGTGCTCGCGCTCGCGTCTTTAGCCCAGACCAGCCTCGTGCTCGTCGTATTACTGGAGCATCTCCTCTTTACCCACTTAGTGCATTTGATTTATATGCAACTGCAGATGGGACATCTAATCTTTATTATTTCTCAGAGATCAATGCAGACTTTCTTGATGGAAGCAATGCTTGGGTCATTCAAATAGATTTCTCTGACATCAATAGCAACACTACATCGACTATTGCCAATGCTGGCATTATCGATAGAGTAGAAAATACAATAAGAGTAAGTGCAACTTACAAGCAAATATTAGATGTAATAGGGCCTCGTGACCCAGGAATTATGGATATGTATGCAGTGCGTCCAAGTCTTGCAAACCCAGCCGTCAACGAGATTGTTCCTCTAGTTTCAGGTAATATTATTATGCAGCTTGGTGAACGAACAATCCCAATCTACACTGTGTAACCGAAGAAACTAAAAGACAAGAGGACATATGCCATTTAACGTAGACACAACAACAGTAAGTGAATCTGCTAAAAATTTAGCTAATTTAATGCAGTCTGTATTAGATCAAGTTATTGATCAATACACTTCATATAGCATGCCTTTGCCGGGCCGTCGTTATTGGACTTTAGGTTCTCCATCCGTAGACTGCGAGCAGGTAACAGTTTCTATGCTACAGATGTATTTAGGCTCTCCTGGAGATGAAGCTACGGCTCCTCGCAGATGTAACGATCCTCGTTCAGTTACTTTATTAGTTCAGGTTGCTCGTGAGATTCCTACAGTTGGAATCAATGGAAGAGCACCTGCAGCTGATGCAATTCAAGATGGTGCAGAGATCTCTGCATATGACGCATGGATTCTGTTGGATAGCGCTGCCGAATTAGACCGATGGGAAACTAACGGTGGGTTCGGACTAGGCGTTATTGCAACAGTAGAAACCAACGCTCCTGAGGGTGGGTTTCAAGTAGTAACTATGACTATAACTTTGGCAGTTCCATAATGTCTAGAGTTAGAGTCAGAATTTATGATAATCGGTTAGATAAACTTATCAATGATCCTGATGGATCGGTAGGAAGATATCTTTCTGATAAAGGTGACCAGATTAGATCTATTGCTCGTAGCCGAGTAGGAGTTAGAACTGGTCGTTTAAAGGCAACAATACATAAAAGACATCTTAAAGATCCTAGAGGTCAATATATGTTAATTGGTAATGATGCCCCATATGCTTACTATCATCACGAAGGAACTAGACCTAGGGTAATTACCCCTACTACAGGTAGAGCTCTTCGTTTTGTAGCTCGTGGTCAAATTGTTTTTGCCCATCAGGTATTGCATAAAGGAAATAAGCCTAATAAATACTTATTAGACGCTCTGGAACAAGTACTATAATTAATACAACGACAGAAAAGGAAAACTTATGACAACACGATTTAAAGATTTTGGATCTGGTGGTAACTCTAATAAGGAACCAATCTCATTCAAACTCTATGAACAAGAGTTTTTATGCCATCCAGCACTACAAGGAAAAGTATTGCTAGATATGGCTTCAGCATCTGGATCACAAGACGCAGCTGCTTCAGCCAAAATTATGTACGACTTTTTTAAGGCAGCTATGCAGGAAGAAAGCTATGCAAAATTCCTAGCTGTCCTTGAAGACCCAAACACAATCGTTACAGTTGAGACCCTAGGAGAAATTGCTGGTTGGTTAACCGAGCAATACTCAGGCCGTCCCATATTGGGGCCAGAACAATCTGCGAGTGGGCAGTAGATATCTGGCCGTATGTTAACGGAAAAGCTTTAAGTCAAGGAATGAGATTGGAGGAGATGGAAATGTCTGAAATGTTAGATGTACTGCACTACTACATG